AAGGACCCACTGGTAAATTCATAACAGGAAATTTGTTTCTTGTTATAACGTTTGCAATCAATCCAATATTGGATAAACCTAACAGGGAAACTAGGATTACTGTTCCCCATTTATTCTCAGGTCTTCGATACATTATCTTTATCAGAGGCTTCTGTAACAATTTTAATAGGAGCCTGTTCGATACGCAATATCTGAGTTGGTGCGGTCTGAGCTGCTTTTTCTATAAGCTTTTCAAAGTCAGCTTTATTAAAAGTTGGTTGGTTGTTTTTGTCTGCTTTCATAGTTCCATCTGCTCTTTTACGTGCTGCCTCTACGCCAAAGGTACTAAGCACCCCCGTCAGAATCGAAGCCGGGAAGGTGATATCCTTGGGCTCATTGGCATAGCCTGGTATAGAGATGTAGTTTAAGCTGACGATAAAACCACTCCACCCAACTACAATCAGTCTTACTATAACTGATATAAACGCTAACTGTTCCTCTTTATCGTCTATATTTTCTTTAAACTTTTCAAAGATACCTTTCTTCTTTGATTCCCCTGAGTTTTTGTCATTTTGCATTTATTTTTTCCCTGTTGAATATCCTAAGCCTTTCTTGACTATAGCCAAAGCAGTATCATCTAATTCTGTATCTGTGGACTCTACTAATTTTTCTAGTAAATCTACAACTAATTTCTTCACTGGTTCTGAAGTAGCAAATTTTATTAATATTGGTTTGATTAAAGCGATCATTGTCTTATATGGTTAACACTCCTATTCTAAGACCTTTTCTTATAAAAGAAAAATGATTTATGTTCTTCGGATATCACCCAAGGAATATTTTCATGTTTTTCAAACCATTTTGTGTATATCCTAAATAGCTGTTCAGAATTAACTCCCTCACATCTAAGGGTCAGAGAATCTCCTTCTGGTATTTCCTCTATCCATTGTTTGATCACGTTTACTGCTATCCAGAATGTTTTATAATTTCTCTTTTTTGGAGGTAAAGTATTTAATTTAATAACATTTTTTCTTTTATGCTTACGTTTCATCCAATCATTCAGGGCTCTGTTGCTTTTAGAAACAGCCATACCCGTTATCCAGATGTATCCATTATTAAATTTATGTGGGATACCCACTAATTTAAAGATATCTCCAGTTTGTAACTTTGTTGTAACGACTTTTGGTCTTCTTTTTACCTTAAATGTCATAAACTTTACATTGTGTTAAATAAGGAAACTTTTTACACTCGTCTTCAAACTTTGTTGTTAAATTACTTTTCTCTTTACATTTAGAAATCTGCTTTGCTTCTCCATCTAAAAAGAGATTATAAAGTTTTTTAGGATTCATTTTATTGTGTAGTAGTGTACTCAACTAAGAATGCAGGGAATGGTTCGTTTTCTGGTCTTTCTCTTTCCCAAGCTGATTTCCACTCTGTCAATGAATGGTCATGAGCATCATCTCCAGTGAAGTTAGGTGTTGTATCACATATGATGTCATCTTGTTCAGGAGTGTTCTCATAAATTAATCTGGAGAAATCCTCCAAAAGTAAAACTGGGAAGGGATCTGAAATCTCGATGACTATACCCACAGCATAATCTATAGGTTCGTTTCTGACACTAGATATACAGATTAAATATTCTCCTATGGGAAGGGCAAAGAATCTATCATCACCTTTATCTAATCTATTAGGATCAAAAGTATTAACGGTATCTGATTGAGCAGCTTGAACATGACCTCTATATGGATATTGTCTAGAACCATCAGTCGTACTTATCTGATCTATACTATCCCTCTGAAATATAGCTCTACCTTCTATGGGATTCTTATTTAAATCATATGCAGAAATATTTATAAATTTAGGTTTTATTGATCCATTGGCAATTATTATCCATCCATTCTCCTCTAATTTTATTTTAAACCAGTGATTGAATGTACCTCCTCCATAACCTCCTCTATTAGGTTTAATAGTCGGTCCTAATTTACCAGTTAACAGCCTAATTGAAGTTGAGTTAAAAGCTCCTATCTGTAGTGGGTCAGTTGAGGTTCTTTGTCTTTGTGGTCTCTGACTTACACGAGTCATATTTATTTTGTATTCCTATCCTTCATCATAATCTGGAGCAACCTGGACAAGGGAGGGATGAGTGATGGTTGCTTTATATTTTTCCTGTATAACTTCTTGTTCTCTATTTAAACTTCGTGCTTTACATATTCTCATTAGTTTCTCTGCATCAAAATCAATATGGAAAGGTTGAACTGAACTAGGTAAATGTCCTTTATTCCAGTTGGATACCATATGTAAAGGATTTCCACAGAAAGGATTACCACATACTCTGGTAACACTTAGTGAGCCTACATCTCCCCAAGCACACTGATAAATGGCTTTGTGTGCATTTACATTTTCTGATTTTTGTTTACTATGAAAACTTCTATAGGAAGGAAAACATACTCTTTTAGGAGATCTAAGACCATTTAGGTTTATATGCCAGCATTCATGTACGTCTTTTATATCTATTTTCTTCCATAATTTATAGTATTTATTTTTGTAATCATTATGTAGATAATTTAAATCAAAACCACATATATTACTTTTAATCTTTATTGCACAGTGATAGCACCAATGATTATTTTTTTCCCTAATTTCGTGCCCATGGGGGCATGGGTATCCACGGTAATATCCTTGTTTATCTAGCTCTTCATCGGATGCATTATCTACATCTCGTATATATTTAAAGTTGATACTTTCTAAGTTATTTATTATATTTGCCATTAGATTTTAAACCCCGAAGCTAACAATTTTTTGGTTGAAGGAATTTTATAAGTTTCTATTAAAGGTGTTCTGTTATCTTTTGTTTCTCCTATGTGTTGGACACTATGAGTATCAGGAGATCTATATGTTCTTAAGTAATAAACAATACGATGAACCATATATACTTCATTATCAACGGAGACCATGTAATATCCAGTAGATTTATTTAATTTACCAACTGGATCTCCGGGTTTGCTCTTTGCCTTATTTACCCTCCAAATTAAACCATTAGGACACGAATCTGATAGTTCAAATAGTTCATTAAGACGCCAAATTGGGGGCATTGGTTTATAATTACGTGACATAAAACTAAGAATGAGATAAATTTCTTTTTGATTTTAACCTAAATAACAATTTGTCAATAGTGTAATGTTTATTCTCTGTTTTTTACTGTCTTATGAGTCTATTAATAGAACGTACATTTTGCTCTAATATGTAATTTAGCTCACGAGGAAAGTAAAAAGATTTCATTCTATGTTTTAGTAGAAAAATATTACAAAAAAAATCTCCCCTAACCAGTGATAGTAAGGGGAGAAGTACTTCCTTCAATTGAACCTATGACCGAGGGCAACCCACACCCTCAGCCTTATGATACCTCTCTTCCATAGTCATCTTCAACTCTTTCAATATCTTCTTCATACAATTCTTTACCATGTTGTAATTCCATGATATATAGATCACCTTTTAATGCTTTTGCACGATGTAATGTACATTCAGGAATGGTAAATGTCTGCTTTGGATGTGCCAAATGCCATTCATCATTACAAAATACGGAACCAGATCCAGCTGCAATAGTCCATACTTCTGATCTCCAATGATGTCGTTGTAAACTTATACGTTTTCCTTCATGAATACATAACATTTTTGTCTTGAAATTATCATCTACATAAAGATCCTGATACCAACCCCAAGGCTTATACACTTTTTGATGATTTGTTTTTTTATTTTCTTTTAATAATTCCTCATCTTCACATAAATTACAGTCACAATTTTCCGGATGTTTGTTATTTTTAAGCATGCTAATCTCCTTTAAAACTTTATAATATAATCCATCATGCCATGGCTCATAAACTTTGCTACCCAGTGTTCCATTAAGAGGTCCTTTATATGACCTGATTAATTGCAATTGATGTTTTAGCATCTGCAATTCTCTCATACTTAATATCATTTAACTGCACCAATCTTTCTGGATTTCTTTCTATTTCTTTTTGGTTTTATCTTTTCTTTATTATCAATAACTGAATGACTTACACCATTAAGAGTATCTTGGAACACCCCTCCAAATTGTGAAGCGATATTCTTCCAATGGAATTGTGGATCTGTAGCTCTTACGTAACAGAGTTCTGCCGTTGCTTCTCGTTTTTCTTTGTCTTCGTACAGTTTATTAAGGATACTTGCAAGGTGATCAGCATCTGGGCAAGGCATTTCCCTAGCAAAAGTGGTGTCGACATCAACATGATTGCAATCTATAAGTTGTCCATAGCCCTCGAATATTTCCTTACAGGATGTGTGATTAGGAACTACTTGTGCCACTTTACATGCGGCGTGTTCAAAATTCACTAAACCCCATCCTTCTCCTTTACAGGTATTTACACCAACATCGCATACATTATATATGGTGTTGAGCATATCCACTTCTACATTGGGAGGATCTTGAGTATTCGTGGTCATTATTATTCTCCCATTAGGATCTAATCCCTGCTTGTGCATTTCCCGACTAAACAAGGGCATGATATCCCAACCCTGATCTTTTAATCCCATGTGTAGATATAATCTGGTGTTCGGTTTTCCGACTGCAAATTTAGCGAAGGCTTCACAAGTTATATCTATTCTCTTCCGGAATTGATTTCTATTTCCATTAAATACTATGAATAAATCATCACTAAGTTTTAATTTCTTTCTTGCTTCCTTCTTATCTACTGGATAGAATTGACCCTCTGTTACTCCATGAGGGATTACTGCGATTGGTTTTGTTATTCCAGCTTTAATAAATTCTCTGGCACCAAACTCCGTGTATGAAACAATCCCATCCCAATCATTGGCAGTATCGGTTAAACATCCAGTCCAGTTATAAGAATCCATAGGCACATAACCCACAAATTTAAATCTTCCATCTTTGTGCATGTCCTGTATCTGTTTATATTGCTCATTAACAATCCACATATCATTAATAGTAAATATAATATCTGGTTCAATCTTCATTACTATTTCTCTAATACGTTCTTCTCCGAAGGGAGCTGTCTGGAAACGATTAGAGGAAGGATACATTGTATAGATCTTCTGTAATGGAGAGGGATCTCCCCACCAATTGTTTCCTAAAACTACTATCTCAAAATCATCTTTAATAAATGGTAATACGTTTTCGGTAACTCTAGCGAATCCTGTTTTTGCTACTATATCTCCTATCCATAAAAGCTTAGGTTTTTTAATCATTTAAGAGGTGTATTCTTCCTTAAATATACACAATTTTGGAGCACGATCCAAGGTTCTTTCCAAACGAGATTTAGCCCCAAATTTTATAAACAAATGATCGGCAATACCCTGTGGTCTTGAGAAGTCTCCACATGTATAAAAATCTACTGCACAGTAATTATGTTCAGGCCAAGTGTGTATTGAAGCATGTGATTCTGCCAACAAAGCTAACAATGTAACTCCCTGAGGTTCAAATTTATTACCTATAATATTTAATACAGTTGCATTACATATACATAAGGTATCTTCAAAGATATATTTTAATTTTTCATAATCATTTAATAAATCTGCCTCACATCCATAGAGGTCTAGTATCAGGTGTTTTCCAGGTTGCATTAGGATGATTGTGTTTGTGTATTTAATATACTTCCATATTGCTCTATCCACGCCTCTTTGTTTAGCCCTACTTCAATAATTGAAGGGTATTGGCTATATCTCTGGTCGGACATGCGACAGGCTATATTTATAACTCTGACTCCTCTACGATCTTTCATCTTATAGACTTTCAATCCCAGCTGATGAACACAAACGTCTATTAATAAGGTTTCAAATCTGCTTCTACCTAAGATATTACTGTTTGAAGCTCTGGAAAATTCACAGTAACTGGCATATAACCACTTTTCAGAAGCCATATAAACATTGGAAGATCCAGCTGGAGCTGCTTTTGCCAACCCTATTGGAGCTGATGCGTTCTCATCGAATATCAAACAATGTTCCATCCAATCCATTATCTGATTAGATTTAAGTATTTGTTCTCTATGATGCTTTGCAAAGAAATTAACTTTCTGGGTTGTTTCCATAAGATATTCCTTCATCTCATCTTCAGACATATCCAACAACCAGTTCACCAAACCGGGAAGTAGATTAGCAAAGTCCCCAAAAGGTTTACCTCTATCATCCATATCTATCAGTGTTCTTTGTTCGATAGCCTTACCAAGAAAGGGTTTATCAAAAGGTATGGTCAGTCTTCTTCTAGCTAAACCGGATGTAGGGTCGGTAGTCTGTATGGGTTCATTAGCAGTAATCATCACCAAGCCATTAAACTTAAATGGTTTTTGGGAACCAGACTGAAACTTTCTTTCATTACGGATCAGGTCTCTACCAGTGATAGCTTTTAGAACTGACACAGAACCACCATATCTTTCTACATCATTGAATAACAATAACTTTTTCTTATATAAATTAGCCGTTTCAAAACGATTTTTCTCTAAATGCTCTAATGAGGAGATCATTGCATTATCATCACCCACCAGTGCATGTGCCAAATTAGCGTATGTAGACTTACCGGATTTACCTGGCCCTACTATTTCAACAAACTTCTGTATGTCTGAATGACTTAGAAGTACAGCTCTTAACCATGCCCTTAGTACTTGAACCCTATCCCAATTACCATCTTGAGTATTCTTTAACCACTTAATAATTAATTCACATTCTGAATTTGGTGTGTAGTCATAAGGTAATTGTTGAGTAAAATACATATCCCTCTTAAAAGGAAGAAGCTGTTTTGTATTTACGTTTAAAACCCCATTAGTAAATAACAAATGATTGTTGCTTTCGTACCATTCATCAAATATTACTGATATTCTGAGCTGTTCAACAATATCATTAACCAGATTCATGCTGTAACCACTGGGTAACAAGCTGTCTTTTACTAAATCCAGTCTATGTTTCACCTCTCCTTTCATTTCTGTGTCAGAGATCCCTGACCATAACCCTTTACTTTTATACTCATATATGAAAAAACAACCCTGATTCTGACTATATTTTAGATTTCCTTTATAAGTTTGTAGAAGAATTTGAGATATGAGGTCTGAAGAAGGGTTTTTTGGTTTCTGTCCTCTTCCCTGAGGTATAGATAAAGGAGCCTGAGCCATGCTAAGGGCTGGTTTAGCAGATAGTTTTTTCTTATTATGTGTAGGCATAGGTGTTTCGTATGAAGATCTCAATTCGTTTGTTTGTCTATCTAATTCTTCTTCTGTTATTTCTTCTTGTCGCCAGTCCTGAGATGGCTTCCAGCCGTGTTCTTTAGCTATATGTATTAGAGAGCCCAGAGTTCTAGCTCCTCCTTTATCAAATCCTAACCATCTTTTTTGACACTCTCCTTCTTTATATTTATTAGATTGTTTCGACCATTCATCCCATTCTTCCATTAGAGAGTTATCTAAGGCATGAAGGGATTGACCAATCGTTATCCAGATATCGTAGTCATCAGTAGCTTCTGGAGGCAAAGCCCACATAGCTTCTCTTGCTAACTGCATATCTCGCTCTAATCCTATTTTAGCGTTAAGAGCAAAACCAGGACCTACAATTCTAGTCGTTTGAGCAGCTGGCCTACCTTGTTTAGCATTCTTATTTATTATCGAATTCATCAACCAACTTGGTAGTTCCGGTAATTTATCTGCGTGTTCAAAGCCCTGATTCTCAGCTGTATAGTAACCATCTGTCTCAGGGTGTAGTCCCATGAGAACTCCCTGATGTTTAGACCATAGTATTTCTAATTTCTCCTTGGGAGCATCAGAGTGCCAAGTATATTTATTACGAATAAAGTGCTTGTGATGTTCTCTTTTTAATTTATATAGTTTTCTTTCCCTGCCTTTTTTACCACTGCATATAGTCAAGGTGTCAGGTAATGCTTTATCAAGTGGTAATTCACATAGATCCTGTATTGCCTTATATACAGATGGTCCATCAATATCAACCCAGACTAATCCATAAGGGTGATTATAAACAGGACCACCTAATAAACCGATAGCCTTACAGTATCCCTCGGTTAATTCCTCCTCTATCTCACTCTTGCTGAGGGGGTTGTTTTGCCATCCTTTTATGTATGGATCTTTATTCTTTCCGAGAGGTGTTAGAGGCCAATCTATAGGTATATAAGAAAGATTAAACTCTCCCGGTCTGAGAGGTTTTTTCTTCTGCTCAGTCATTTTTGGTTTTTAAGATGATTTGAATTAAGAAATCAGGTTTAGCGTAGTATGATTCGACAGCTATGCCACTTTTTCTTCCTTGAATAATATCATCATTGACCTTGATAGTCCTAATACTTTTATATTGCATACATTTTTACCATGAAATGTTTATCTGGGAATTGCTCTTCCATTATGTGAAAAGCATGTAGGTGCATTTGGGTGGGAAGATAAAAACAATCTCCATCAGATGCCTTTTCCATTCGATCCTTTAGAGATGTCATCCACTCACCGATTGAAACATTAATTTTCATCGGTAGTATTTGTGTGTGTATTAATAATCCTATCTCTTCCTACTCAAGAAAACAATGCTATATTTCTTGCAAAATATTAAGAATTAATTTTTAAAAAAATTTAACCATTTAGCTTTAAAACTTATGTCTCTGACTAGCTTTTTGGCTTTTATACCTGTCTTAATGTGTTCTCTTTGTTTAAAATCTTTATCAAACTTAATTTTATATTTTCTTTCTATTTCATTAAACCTAGATTTTAATTTAGACTCAGATAATATGTTGTTAAACCAGTTAATTAGTCGGTTAAATTGCATCGGCATCATATACATTACAGTTCTCAATTTGTGCATAATATTCTTCTACAATCTTATACCAATCCTTTCGGAAAGAATCTAATAATCTTCGGGATATTTTAAAGATTTGTGTTCTCTTTGGTGTTGAAACCAAGATAGCAGCCTGTTCTATTTTTATACCCAGAGTCTGTTCTATACCTATATCATAAGCAGCTAATTGTTTACAACATTTTTTAAACTTCATATGTCCACCTATCAATTCTTTCCATAGTTGTGAACCTTTCTGCTGATTCTTCGGCCAATAGCGACTGTACGGTCTGATACTGGTTTTTAAATCTGCCAATGTGATTTTATTATTAGCGATACCTATTATGTCAGGAGCACCAGCCCATGCCCTGCCCTCATCGTCATATCCCCAGACACGAGCTACGTCATCAGATCCCAATGTAAACTTATACTTTTCCAACACGGGAGATTCTGCCCATACAACCTGACTGAACTGATCCAGTATCTTTGGCATACCTGCCCAGTAATCTTTATATTCTTCCTGTATTACGGGATTCTTATTTCCTTTGAGATATTGTTCCATTCCATAATGTATAGCCGTTCCTCTTTCTGCTGCTTTTTCTTTTACCCCTGGATTATTCTTCGCCCACATTTCCAGTTTCTTTTTGTTCTGCTCAGATGCTGTTTCTGAGATCATCGTAGTAACTGAAGGAGCAGGTCCTGTAGCTAAAGGTGTAGTGTAATGTCTTTTCCCGTTAAGCGTAATTCTACATGGATTCTTGTTAATTTGATCCAGAGATTTAACGCCTAAATTGTTAATTATCATTAAAAACTTTAGCTGTTAATTATAATTTATCAGAAAAATTACAAAATATCTAATATTTTTTGCTCTAAATTATAGTTTTTGTTATGTTTATAATAGGTGAAAAATATTCATGACTTTAAATAAAGTTCGCTTCTATTATGGGGAAAAGATTGGAGAGAGATTTAAAGGTTTTGCATATGATGATTATCCCTTACAAAGAGCAGATGATCATGAAAGAGATTTAAGAGATCATCGAATAGATTACGTGAGGATTGAGTTATGAATATGCACAATATTAATACAGAGAAAGAGATAAATAAGGACTGTACTTTATCCATGCCAGACTGGTCCGTCTATTATGAAGATATTAAACCTTTACTAGGATTAAGGGAGATAGGTTTTACCAAAATCTTTGAATATTTAAAAACAATAGAAGACCCCGTAATCGTAGAGACTGGAACGGTTCGTGAAGAAAATAATTTTGAAGGAGATGGTTGTTCCACTGTTTTATTTGATCACTATATAGGAACACAAGGAGGTAACTTAATTACGGTAGATATAGATCCTAAAGCATGTAAAACTGCAGAGAGATTAACAACTTATGCCGAGGTCATAGAAGGTGATTCAATTGAGTTTTTATCCACACTTGATGGTAATGTTGATTTACTTTATTTAGACTCCTACAATATTTATAATTGGTTAGATGATTGGAAAGCTTCTGCACATCATTTAAAAGAATTATTTGCTGCTAAAAATGTTATTAAAGATGGAACATTAATAGTAGTTGATGATAATTTATTCATACCAGAATCAGAAAAAAGTAAACAAAAACATGGAAAAGGAAGAATGATTTATGAATTGATGGATTCTTTGGGTATCCCACCATACATAGATGGATACCAAGTCGGTTGGATCTGGGAGGAGATTGATTAATGACAACTTTAGTAGCAAATTTACCACCTACAAAAGTCTGGGTAAGACGTGAATATTTAAGAGATTTACGTGATGGACATGGAGAATATACTCTAGGTTATTGGGTTACATGTAAATCCATTTCAGGCAGGGCATTATATTTTGAAACCTATCTCACAGAATATGGGGCTTTATATGACAAGCTTCCTATCAGTGCCTTTTTATCTTGGGACCCCGATCATCCTCATAAACCTGAGTTACCAACACCTGATCTACCTTTAACTGATCTACAGTTCTGGAATGGTTTTGACACCGGTCTTACTGTTGTGGAGAAGAATCTTATATTTAATATGGACTTCGAGGTGATGACCAGAGATAACGGCATCATGAAAGGTACATACTTATTTACCATAGATAACTATCATCCTCATAGAAATGAACCTGATTTTTATTTTGCAGAATCACCTGATGAACATAAGTCTCATAATATTATTGAGCTGGATAATGGACAGATAGGTGCCTATCCCAACAATCGTTGTCGCATGACAGATACTTCCTTGAGTAACCATGAACTGAAAAGACCTGATTTCAAGGTGTCCACCAGGTACTTTAACGTAGAGCATGTACCCAAATGGGGAAGATTAGGAGAGGTTGATGATTACTTCTGGAAAACTCCCAAGGAAGTTAAACAGGAATCAGGTATGACTGGTTTTGATCCTAATCTCTATAATGCAATCGTAGAAGAAACGGTAGCTGCAGAAGTAGCAGCTAGTACCAGTCCAGAAGAAATGGTGGATGGAGCAATAAATTACTCTATAAACAAAGAAGATGATGATTTAAATGATGATGATTGGGAGAACTTCAGGGGTATAGGTCTCACAACTTAATATGCCTTGGTCTAGGGATAAAAAAAGAATAAAAGAGAATCGTAAGAAATATATTGATTATAAAAAGAAAGTACGGTGTGATCACTGCGGAGTCAGAGACCATAGAGTTATTGATTTTCATCATTTACGAGATAAACATACTGAAGTATCTCAGCTGATCTACCAAGGATATGGTTGGGCAACAATCATGAATGAGATAGACAAATGCATTCCTTTATGCAGTAACTGTCACCGCATACATCATTTCAAGGAAGTTGCCTGAGATAGAATTGAAGAGTTAAGTAAAGTGTACAGATGGATCGGTTTAATCAATTTAGCCCTCAAACAAGAACGATAGCGGCATCTAATAATCCTTTATCTTTAATCGGACCGTTATATAATACTTTAGATGAACAGAATATGATCCCTAAAGATCAAGTAATAGATTTTATAAAGAATATAAGAAAACAAAATAATCAACCAAATGCTCAAGTTAATGTAGGAGAGATTGTAGGAGCAGAAGGAAAAAAAGGAGGAATAAGTATATTCCAGAATATGTTGAATGCAATTAATAATTCACCTGTCAATGTGAGTACATCAGGTGTCGGAATAGAACAAACATTTAATCCTGGAGGTAGATTCTCTGCTGATATTTTTGCCAATCAACCATTTGGTGGTCAATTCCAGTATGGAGCTGGTGTTAATTTTAATATACCTTTAGGACGTTAATTTATCCTGTGTTTTTTTAGCCTTAGAAATAATTTTTTGAGCTGTTGTTCTATCTATACATAACTCAGCTTTTACCTGTAGTTTATTTAACTTCTTGTGTTGTTTATCCACTAGCTATCTCCTCATCAGGTCTCCATCTTGTAGTCACTAGATTCAATTCAACTTCATAACGTTCATCTGGTATCACATGACCATCAGCTATTATGCGGTTGGCAACCGTCCATAATTTTGCTTTCTCCTCATCAGAGAGAAAGAGATTTAAATTAACTGTCATCATAATAAGTACTAATTCAATAAACCTAAGGAGTTGGCTGTAACTCCAACTACAACGAAGAACATAAATTCTAATAGTGCGTGAGTTGATACAGGTATCTTTAATATTTTTGCTGCTAATTTATTACTCATGCCTTTCTCAATGTAGCTTTGATCATCCAAGCAGATTTAAAACAATCTCCACATAGTTCTGCCATATAATTTTCTATATCTATAGCCTTTTGTTTTTTGGCTGTAGCCTGTACTTTTTTACACATGATACCTAAGTTTTCTAAATTCTTATAGTATCCCATAAGCATTTCACTGGCATCATAGCTCTTAACATGATCAAACTTAGGAGTGGCATCCATCAGCCCTTCATGACACATAGGTAATAAATAATCCATTGAACGTATCAATTCTCCTATTTCATCGAACTGTTTGAGATGTAGCTCGTATTGTTTCTTCAAAAACTTATGAACAGGCAAGAAATTTCCAGCTTCATAGTTAAGATGAATTAGATGTGCTTGTGTTTGTAACTCATGAAGATACCCCGCTACTCCCGTCAACGTCTTGATGAAACTCCCTATCTCATCTTTAGGAGACGAGGTTTTATTTTTAGGAGTCTGTTCCTTCGTTTCAGGTTGTTGGTTATTCTCCTGATTCGCCGTCGTTGGAATCTGATTCTGGAAGGGGGCTGGTGTAAACATTAGAGTCAATAGTTTCTTGGTATTTTTTTAAATTTTCTGCTTGTTGTTTTTTATTCTTTTCATATAGTCTAACCGCTTCTAGCCTTTCAAAGAACATTTCTCGTACTACATAACCGGCTTCTTCTATACAAAATTCTTCCCATAAACCTGTATAAAATCCGTGTTTAGGATGCTTAGGATCATTACGTCCAAAAACATGGTATAAATGCCTCATGAAAGCGGCTCTTTTATCTTGTTCAATAAGGTCTTCTCTGATGGCTTCTCTTTCTTCATCAGTTAGGTGTTTTGTAAGTGATACGTCTTTGTTAGTCATCGTGGTCCCATGGATCAGTTAAGTTTTCTTTAGCTGGACCGAAAGCTAGATAGATTCCGTATCCAGTGACAAATGTCAGTAGCATTAATATGATAGCCACCAATTGTCCCTGTGGAGGTAATCCGAGATAGTGCCCATGTGGTATTAAAGGCTGTTTCTCCCATGTCCCTGGAAGAAGATAGACCGATGGTTTTGATAAAAAATAATTTATGAGATTCATCTGCGTGTTTTTAATTCCTTACGAAGTTGAGTCCATGCACCTGATGGTGCTTCATCTAACTCCTTCATAGAGTTGTCTCTAAAAATGAGTAGTAGGTTATGATTATCTTCCTGATATTCATATAAAGAACCTATATATTCACATAATAGAGGACTTATTTTCAAATGCAAAGCCAAATGTAGACTAATTACTTTGAATAACACGGTTTTAAAATTTATTTAATAGTACTAAGCGATTTTTATTTTTGCAATATTAACTTTCTAAGTGTTTATAAGCGGTACAAGTTTTGAACGATCTATTCCTTGTGGTCTATTGAGTAGTTCTATAAACAGCAACTAGACCAATTTTAAATCTATTTCCATTTGCAATTTGACCTGATCCCAAACCTGTTTGTACTTGTGGATTACCTGAGTTATATTGATGGATTCTCATTATACTTTCACCTGTACCAAAGAAAAACCTATAATCATTTCTACCAGTAGAAAAAGAATTTGGTAATTGTGCAAAATTAATCATTGCTGCACCATTATGATCGCCTGCCGTAGCTCCTATTGTAAAAGGTAAACCTTTTATAGTTCCATCACCTGAACCTGCAGCAGTGATATTACCTCCACTAATATCTATAAACATGAATAAATTTACAACATTTCCTATTTTTGTATATCTGCCTATTTGATGTGAATATGAGGAAACAGTCGGATCTGTAGAAGTAGCTCCTAATACTGGCGTCCATGAACCTTCCTCATAGTCGTCTAAGATATTACTAGACACAGCTGAACCAGCACCATGTTCATGGAAATTAATACCTTGTCCAGATTCGGATAACTTTATCGATCCACTTGGAACTGTTATATCTCCGTTACTATGAATACGAAATGCTTCAGCATCTGAACCAGTAGTGAACCTCATGTCACCTTGTCCGGTACCAGCATTTAAAAAACTAATTCTTCCTTTAGTTGAACCATCTCTTGCAAACCTTACATCTGCATTAGCACCTGTACCATCTGATGTATCTATAAAAACCATTGCATCATTAGCAGATTCAGATTCAATTGTTAAAATAGCTTCTCCAGTACTTCTTTTTAAATGTAATTGAGACGCAGGTTGGTGATTGCCTATAGCTACGTTTCCATTTGCCATAAACCTTGCAATTACGGTGTCGTAGGTATTATCAGTTTGAAAATCACCACCACCAGAAATTATTGCAACACTATCAGAACCGTCATTATCTCTTAAGGCAATAACATGATGACCATTATTAGCTCCCTCTAATAGAGTTCCAAAAGTTGACCCAGTTAACAGACCATCAATATCACTATCACTAGTAGCATTCCAGAATCTAAGTATTTGCTGTTCATTAGTATCTTCGAGTGTTAATTGACCAGCTGTTGCAGTTATATTTCCAGTTGTAGTTAAACTTCCTGTTACTGTTGCTCCAGTGGAAGTCGTTGAAATCCTGGCATTTGTTCCAAAGAATAAACTTACTGCACCTACATCATCAGCTAATAAAATATTTGAATTGTCAGCAGCGTTATTTATATGTAATGAGTCGCATTTTAACTTAAGCCTTTTACCAGCAGCCATTGCGATAAGGGCTTGGTTATTAGTGTTCTCATATGAAAGAACAAAATCATCATCAGTTCCTAATTTAATGGATGAAGCATCTTCTAAATCTATGGTGCCATTGCAATTAATATCCCCTATTACATCAAGACCAGCACCAACATTAACGTTGCCAATAAAAGTAGCTCTTCCATTTTCACTTGTATCGAAAGCAAGCATATTTATATTGCTTCCACCATCATTACCAGCAATAACTATATCGCCATCACTTATTTCATTTACAAGGTTAAGTGTATCTCCAGTTCCTCCATAACCAATATATGCTTTTCTTGCTCCACTTCTTTTATAAGCTAAATAAACAGCACCATTATCAGAAGAATTTAAGTTTAAAATTTGATCTGCATTTGAACTAGCATTTATTGTTCCAACATTTAACGAGCTTGTTGTAATTATTTGTTGAGATCCAAAATCAGGAGATATTTTTGTTCCAGCTATCGCTGCACTGTCATTTATATCAGCATTTACGATAGTCCCGTCAAGTACTTTAATACTCGTCACACTATCAGTGTTGAGCATAGCGGTGCTAACACTGAAATCTTGTACTATGTTTCCGATGTAAGGCATTATCCTGAAGTAATACTAGAATCTTGAGGATTTAACATATATGAAACGGTGATATCTATCGCACTAGCTGCACTGGCATGAGCTTTTATAACATCAGTAGGCTCTACAATTAACTTATTCCCGGTCATAAACTCCAAAGAAGATTGACTAGGTATAATTCCTGAAGTCACCAGTGAAGCAGTTGTGCTACCACCTTTCACTAGCTGGACAGTTACGTTCTGTGAATTGGCATTTTTATTAGAAGCTAAAATACTAAGAATTACCCCATAAGTGTTGCTAGGAACTCCACTTACATTAGTATTTCCAGTAATCACTATCGTTGGAGACCCTGAATTATTTGATACACTATCTCTGACAACGGAGATAAAACGAGCCATTTATCTATAAAACCTAATCAATATTTCTTCTATTTTAGGAGAGGTTAACCTAGAGCAATTGCAAATACGATTGCACTGTCTTCAGCAAAGGTCTGAGTAGCCACTGTATCTCCACTCATTTTGATAGTTCCACCTGTAATTGTGGTTCCTGTAATGTTTGTAGCCGTTGCGTTAGTAAATAGAGCATTAGTACCAGTAACAGTGGTTCCTGTTATATTTGTCGCTGTGATATTGGTAATAGTACCCGTAACAGAGTTTACTGTATTTACAAATAATGTCCTCCACCTATTATTAGTTACTCCTAAATCTCTAGTAGTTCCTGAAGGATTAATATTACTATTCACACGACCTGCAAACGTTATTGTATCTGTAATTGCATCACCTAAGTTTGTATTACCTAAGAAACTTGTAATTCCAGTTACCGTTAGATTTCCACCTACTGCTAAGTCATCAGTTATACCTAAATCATCAGTTACATTAAGATCTACTGCATTAATAGTGGTAAAGTTCGCAGTAGTACCAGTAACTGTAGTACCGGTAATATTTGTAGCAGTCGCATTAGTGAATAAAGCATTAGTACCAGTTACCGTAGTGCCAGTTATATTAGTCGCCGTAATGTTGGTTATATTACCTGTCGTGAAGTTAGCTGTAGTGCCGGTAACTGTAGTTCCAGTTATAGCTGTCGCATTGATATTAGTAATAGTTCCTGTAGTAGCTATTACTGTAGTTGCATAAAGTGCTCTCCAAGTTTTAGTGGTACTACCTAGATCACGATCATTAGCGGTTGCATCAGGAAGAATTGCTGAATCTACAAGAGCAGTAAAAGTTACTGTATCAGTATTTGCATTACCTATATCTGTATTACCTAATATCGAAGCATTACCGGTGACTGTTAGATCTCCTCCGAGAGTAGTGTCATTTGTTATATCTAAATCATTAGATACATTAAGATCTACAAAGTTACCTGTAGTGAAATTAGCTGTGGTACCAGTTACCGTAGTACCAGTAATATTAGTAGCTGTTGCATTAGTAAATAATGCACTAGTACCTGTAACAGTAGTACCTGAAACTGTTGTTGTACCAACAATAGTAGCTCCGGTTATTAAAGGAGATAAGATTTTAGTTCCGCCTGTAATTATATCTCCTGATATAGTTCCCTTTCCCACAAGCGTTCCAGTAACAGTTGCATCTCCGCCAACAGTCACATCATCTACTACGTTAAAATCATCCTCTACAGTAAAATCTTGAGCCGTAACATTCGTAAATAAACCAGATGTACCAGTTATGGTGGTACCCGTAATGTTAGTGGCCGTTGCATTTGTAAATAAAGCACTGGTTCCTGTGACTGTGGTGCCTGTAATGTTAGTTGCCGTAATGTTAGTTATATTTCCTGTTGTTGCATCAACAGTTACGCCATGTATCTCTTTCCATCTTAAAGATGAATCTCCAAAAGATCTCTCGTCATCTGTGGATGGCTCTAAATCAGAATCTACACGAGCTGTAAAAGTTATTGTGTCAGTATTGGCATCACCTACATCCGTATCTCCTAAGATGCTAACGGCTCCAGTGACTGTCAAATCTCCACCGATAGTAGTGTCATCCGTTACATCTAAATCATCAGAAACATTTAGATCAACCGCATTAACAGTAGTGAAATTAGCTGTAGTACCAGTTACCGTAGTACCAGTAATATTAGTAGCTGTCGAATTTGTAAATAAAGCATGAGTACCAGTTACCGTAGTACCTGTAATATTAGTAGCTGTTGCATTAGTAAATAAAGAACTAGTACCAGTTACCGTGACTCCACTTACAATGGTGCTGAATTTTCCACTTTCAGCGTTGATTGTAGTTCCCGTGAAGGTTACAGCTTTTATAGTAGAACCTTCGATAGATCCACCAGTTATGTTGGTACCACTGATAGTTCCTGTTACAGTAACGTTTTGCGTTACTACAATTCCACTTATATTTGCTAAATTGCTTACGGTTAATCCGGATGTAGTACTAGCTCCAGAAACAGTTAAATCATCTTGAATTATTACATTTCCACTGATAGTACCGCCTGTCCTAGGTAAATAATGAACATTTAAGTACGCTTTTGTACCTGATATTGTTAATTTTTTATTCTTTAATCCTGGATCTGGTTCTGATACATTAACAACCGTTAATAGATCATCTTCTGCTAATTGGAGACCCGCCTGTTCCTGTAATTCACTAATTCTACGGTTTGCCACGACCTAATTCTAGTTAACACTTTATTAACTAATTATAGATCTAGTATTCTGACAAATTACTTCACCTTAATTTCTACTCTAGGCAAGAAATCTGTTGCAACTCTCCAGCCAAATTGTACACCAGTAACTAATAAACAAGAGACCACTAATAGTAAAATAATCTCTGCAATCGTGAGGTTTCTTCTAACATAAACTACCTGAGGATTAGGTGGCTTATTTGTTATATTTTGTGCTAAAGTTTGCTGTATAGCCAGCTCTCTTGCACGTGCTTTCATCTGAGCTAATTGTTCTGGAGTTATTTGTGGAACTCCAGGTTGTTGACTAGGTGGTACTTGCTCTTCCATAGATGCAAACTGTTTACTTTTAGATTAGCATTTAATTAAGAGTAATGAAACTATGAATACAGGATTACGCAAAGGTTTAGAAGATATTGCGTGGGAATTAAAAGGGATAAAAAATATTTTATCTTCAATGTGGCATAGTCGTTATGAAAAAGGAATAACAGATGCTCTTAATCCTCAGGCTTTTGCTGATGAATATATAAGCACCGAAGAATGCTCTCGTAGACTGGGTGTTTCAGATCAGACCCTTCGCAATTGGATGGCTTTAGGTAGAAAACATCCAGATAAAGGTTGGGTTGAAGGAATACATTATGTTAATGCATCTCCTGACCCTAGCCGAAAGGCTTTAATAAGGATACCTTGGAATAAATTGGTGCAATCATTCGCAAAAAATAAAAAGTTTACTAACCAAGATTATCGAAAGAAAGCATCACCTATGTACGTAACAACTAGCACTGGAAAGTTAACATGATTGCACATAGATTTATGAATATTGATATATCAAAAGTTACGGTAAAAAATTATAAACAAACACTCTCTGAATCACTAAGTCTACAAGTAGAAATATTTCTTCCTCCAGAGGGTTCTTTTGATGATGGTTGTCTAAGACGTTATTTAGAAAATGTGAAAAATTATGAGCAAGAAGATGCTAACTCTAATATGACATTAGCGAACAGATTGCGTCTTGCATTTCAAGATATGAAAGCAGATACTATATGTGGTAAATTTCCGAAAGCTGAATTACCTTTAAAAAGACGATTACGTTGTGTAGCTGAATATTTAATAAGATCAGGAGAGTTTAATAAGGTAAGAGATAATGACGGGAAATTAATAAAAAAACGTGGTATTTTAGGAAAAATGGTTGTACTTTATCAACCAATGCCTAAATTACTTGAATCCTTATCCAAACAGGGACTATTAAAAAAATGAACAGAAGAGAACGATTAATCGCATCTGTAATTGGTTCAGATATGGACCCACAAAAAGCTGCTTTTTTAAATACAACAATTAAATTCATTCTTGCTGATCAGGGAGAACAATATTTAAAATTCTGGAAACTTAAAGGACCAGGGGTCATGCGTTTAAATGCAACTCAGGAAACTGATTCTTGGTGTACTTTAGAAGATTTAAAAGATGATATACGATTGTGTGAATCAATAAATAATGATGATTTAAGTGAAAGTTTAAAGCGAATATTAAATAGAGCAGAACAAATTGATCCTAGTAAATTAGCTGGCTACATGATATTAGATAAAGAGGGGATCAGATATGTAGAAATTGATTATGAGAACATTGAAACCGTAGATGCCTCACCTTGTTCTATTAATTAATGGCAATACATGACATAAAAAAACGTAATGAAGATTTAGAGTTAATAACTAATTATGATCTTGTTTCTGCAGCACATGCCTTATTAGAAGGTATTGATTTAGATGTTGCAAGTTCAAATATAGCTAATGATTATGTCGAAGCCAATAATTTTTTTACTCCAAGAGATGACGGATTGAATTGTCAACAATGGTATGGAAGTGTTTATTTATTTCCTCCCAGTGGTGCTTACTTTTGGGATAAAAAAAATGAAAAATGGAAGATGACCCGTGCTTCATCTCCTTCATTAACTTCTTCACATGCAGTATGGTTTCGTAAATTATATAAAGCATGGTTAGCAAAAGAAATAAAACAAGGATTATATTTTACAAATTGTCCCGACATGATTAGATATGAACAAAAGATATTTGACTTTCCTATTTGTATATTAAAAACTGCACCTTCCTTAGTAAAAAATACAAGCAAAGGTGTTGGGGTGCATAAGACTTGCACGTCTTTTTTGGTTTACTTACCTCCGATACAAAACTCTACAAAAATGATAGAAAAGTTCATAGATATTTATAGTGAAAAAGGTAGAATCCTTTGTTAGATTAGATATACTCGATAGACATAAAAGAAGCATTATGAGTATCTTATCTGATTGGGAAATTAAGCATCTTGTTGAAAAAGAAAACATGATAGAACCCTTTGTAGCAAAGGAAGTTAAAGAAGTTGATGGTAAAAAAACGCTTAGTTATGGCCTAAGTTCTTATGGATATGATATTAGACTATCTGAAGAGAAGTGCTTACTCTTTGGAGGAACACAAGCTGGTATGTGTGATCCTAAAGATTTTGATTCCGAAATATTAAAAACAACAGAACTAAACGAAGATAAAAGAGGTAAATACTTCTTATTACCTCCTTATGGATATTGTCTATGCAGGGCAGAAGAAAGATTAAAATTACCTAAAGATATAACCGTAGTGGCTGTAGGAAAATCCAGTTATGCAAGATCAGGTATATTTTGCAACATAACTCCAGCTGAAAGTGGATGGGAAGGTTATTTAACATTACAAATAAGTAATTGTACCTCTTTATTTAATCGGATATATGCAAACGAAGGTATTACACAGCTCCTGTTCCACAGGGGAAATCCTTGTGACATAGATTATCCGCAAAGAAAAAGGAAGAAGAAAATAGATAAAGAAACTATTGCAGCCTAATTATAAATAAAACTCTTTACCAAACTGTGGTTTCGGTTTAGTGGCATATTCAGTAGAACCTGCTCCAGGTCCTCCAAAGTTTTGTCCTCTAAGACTAGGTAATTGAACACCTGCTATCTCAGCTTTGCCTATAGGTGTTCTACCTCCTATGCTTGGCTCTGCAAAACCTCTCTCTTGTCTGAATTTACCTGAAGCACGAGCTGCTTTAAAAAATCTTCTGACACGATTCTGTTGTTCATTGGTGCTCTTTACATCTCCTCTCTTATCCATGTCTACACGCCTCAGATCCACGTCATAAGCCTGTTCAGGGTTTATATCGGATATCTCAGCTCCAGACGTTCCTGAGTCTTGTCTGGGGTCGTATGTGGTGTCATAGAATCTTGCCATGATAATATTGTAGGAGAAAGAAATCATCCAATATAAAACAATGCTTGGTTCTAGTAAATTCTTAGGGGATTTCGTTAAAGATGAAATGAACTGCAGAGTTCTATCTCTAGAAGATTTTGGAGCTCCGATAGATAATGAAAATAATGATCTTCCTCTGTATGATATGTATAATCGAGGATTAGCAGTATGCCAGCAAGGAATGAATGCAATGAATCTGGGTCAGAGAGAGAGGCCCGGATTGACAGGATATATACCATCCATGGAGGAGGGGATGAAAATGGGAGCATCAGTAAAACCCAAAACCCTCTTAATGGTATTAGACTCTCCGAATTCGGGAAACAAGAAGTGATAGAAGAGTGTACTGATGATTTTTGCCCAATGCCTGCACAGTTCTCTACTACAGAGACAGATGGTACCTTACACTTCTTTGATCCTGTAGAAAAACCAATACACTATGCATCAAGTTCTGTAGAATGCATAGATGCGATAGAAGCACAGCTGACTCCAGAAGAGTTTCGTGGTTATTTAAAAGGTAACGTAGCTAAATATATGTGGCGTGAACGTACAAAAGGAGGCAAAGAGTCTTTAAAGAAAGCTAGATGGTATCTGAATAAATTAATCGGTTTAGATGCTTAGAGGTTCTTCTCCATCTTCTTCATCTAATTCCTCATCTATAACTTCCTGAGCTTTAGTAGCTAAATCTAATAATTCAACATCAGTAGGGACATCAAAGTCAATCTCTACATTTTCTTCTGCCATCATAGATTTGAGGGCATAGATTTCCATTAATCGCTGATGGTATAAAGATAACAATGCAACATAAAGTTGATCCCATGTCATCTCTTTCGCTTTTATCTCAGCTTTCTTCATAGAAAACTGATGCTCTAACGGTAGTTGAAATGCTTTAGGTTCAACTGAATTTTCCATTAGTTGTTAGTACTTTCTACTCTTATTCTACGACTATCTATCAAAATCACCATAGGTTCTCTCTAAATATGTGTCAGAAACTACATTAGGATAGAGTTCTCTAGCATGATCAGCATACTCATTCATAAAAGCACTAAGAATATAAGGATTTATCTTTTTCTCTAATTTAATCAAAGCTTCTATCTGAGAAGGGTGACCTTGGTAATTATTAGCTGCCATTAATAAGATACCGGGAAAAGGAGCCTCACTGACATCAACTTCCTCTATAAATAAATCTGTCTCCTCCTTTCTCCTTTCAAGTAAATGTCCTAATGCCTTATGATTCTGGTCATATACCCATCTGTTCATCTCTTCAGCTGCACAGTGATATCTTTGTCCTTCTAAATGATCAATAATTGTACTATATAAAAAAGGTTTCCATCCTATGGAATGAATAAAAGATACCAAGGCATTCTTCATGCTGTTATCTAAACGTAGTTTTAATGTATCTAATTCTTCTTCAATAAGATGAATTTCATATATTAAATACTCCAAGGCTTTGTGTTTGGTAACCCGATGACCTAGTTTTACTGGTGTTGCGTCAGGATAATACTGTGTTCCATATCCAAAGGTGTAAGGATGCTCGCCAGTACAGGGATCTGGATAAGCTTTTTCATTATATCCTTCGTATTTACAAATTAAGTTAATTGCCTTAGTGTAATCGGCCATACAAAGTAATAACTATCTACTATTAATAATACCTAATTTTATTACCATTTCACCTTATGAGACCAATATCTAGCTGAGAATTTATCTGGATTTGCATCTTGTGCATTATGTCTGGCATAGTAAGACTTTTTACGGGCTTTATCTTTTGCTGTTTTAGGATTTTTACCAGCTCCTTTTACACCTTGTTGACCAAATCTTATAATCTTTTCTTTACCATCTTTACATGCTTTCACTACATGCGATTTAGTCGGATGTTTAGGGGTTCTTTTTGGTTTATTACACGCCATCTTATCTTTCGCAAGTTTTGCGGCTGATGCTGCTTTTCTATGTTTACTTGCCATCTTCTAATTAAATAAAACTTGAGAAACCTTTTGTGAACTGTCCAAGTATCTCTTTTCCTTTCTGGGATTTATAATCCTCATCTTCATCATAATCCACGTCAAACGTAAAATAGCTACTTTCTTTTTCATCTTCTTGATCCTCTTTCTGATTTTGGCTTCCGAAAATACCTCCAGCATCACCTGCTAACTGGCTAACAGCACCAAAGGCTGCAAACGGATCACTTCTATAAGCACTACCACCTAATCCTTTAATATTAATTTTTCCTGTATCTCCGACTTGAGTTAATAAGGTCTGAGATGATTTATCTAAATCGGGAAAAACCTTTTCATAAAACTCATCTTCACTTCCTTGATAACCAGCATCTTGGAATACCTTGAATAATTGAGTATCACCTTTTAAAGTGGCATCTGTCTTATAATCTTCTTCTCTCTGTATATATTCAACTCCAAGTAATTCTTGTGTAGGTTTCTCACGTTTTTCATTAAGATATTTAATCTGTGCTCTTATATCAGCAGCACTTCCTGTTCTAAAGGTTTCAGAGATATAATCTTTCAATTCATCTCGTGTCCCTGTAAACTCTGATAGTCCTATTGCTTCTAAAGCCTCATTCCATTCTTCAGGTTGATTAGGATCTAAACCCTCTAACATGTCATCAGCGTATTCATCAGGTTTTACAAATTGTCCAAAGATACTAGGCTGATTACCTGCTTCCTCTACTAATTTAGGAAGAATCTCTTTATAAATATGTTCTTTAACTTTACCTGCATTTATGACATCTTCAGCTGGATCAAATTTATAACTTTCATTTTTACCTTTTACTTGATAATGTAATTTAGCGAATTGCTGTTTATCATTAACATCTGCCCCATATCTATATGCTAATTCTGCCCATGTTCCTTGACCTGGATTTAAAGCATCCGCAATCTCATTAGGATTATTTCTCGCCTTATCCCAATCGTCCTCTACCAGTTCTCGTTGTTGATCATACCTACCCTGTAAAGTTGGATTATCACCAGCTCCAATTGGATTAAAATAAAATTCACTATCAAATTTTTTATCTACTGAGTTCTCTCTCACTTTGTCTAAAAATGTATCTGCCTGTAATTTACCAACCTGATTTACTGCATCTAATAAACTCTGTGTTTGAAAAGGATTCTGTTCTTCTTGTCTAACATCTAAGTATTCAACGAACTCATTCATAGATCTTGATTCATCGAATCTTGGTTTTAAATAATCTGTTATATAACTCTCAGCAAAAGACTTCTGAATATTAACCTGTTGTTTTGCAGCCTCTTCCGCTTCTTCAGTTGTATAACCCAGTTCTAAATAATCATCTTCAAATTCGCTATAATTCTTTTTAATTGAATCATCAAACCATTGCTGCCAATTGTAGACAACATTGTTGTTTATACCTGTGACACCACTAAGTTGTTTTTCTAAATTTTTAGAATCAAACCCACTATCTTTACCCATAAAAGGTAAATATCCTCCTATGCCCGAGTCACCTAGTAAAGAATCAGAAAGACTTTTATTAACATCCATAATCTCTCCGAATGTACTGAACTGTCCCATAAGAGCTAATTCTTGTTCTTTAGCTTTTGCTCTTCTAAGTTCGTCAAAGGTATCTGTCAAAACATTCTGAGTTAAAGCTCCAAATTTCTTTGTCTGTAATAATGCTTCTTCTCCAACGACCCCTGTTATTGCATCTTCCAACTCAGTTATGTAAAGACCCCCTCTCTTTAATTCATCAAACGCAGCCTGATCTTGTTCATTAGCAGACTGTTGGAATACTAATAAGAATTCATCTGGATTATCAACATTTAAATATGTACCTGCTGCATCAACAAAACGATTAGATGTACCAGCAGCCTTTGCTACTTTAGCCTCTTCATAAGCATCTTTTATATAACTAATATCATTTATTAATTGCTCTGGGTCATCCTCTTCAATACCTAGCATCTTATCTCGGTAAAACTGCATTTCAACATCTGTTGGTTTTTTCTCTACATATTTTTCTGCTTCATCGAGAGAATCAGCAGCATTACCTCTTACTTCTCCAGCTCCACGTTGTTGTCCATATCTCCATAAATAATATCCATCTTCACCTCCAAATCTTTCTGTAATATCAATGTCATCAGCATCTACAGCATCTTGCCATTTTTCTTGTTCAGTAAGATTTTGATTAGCTAGAGTTTGTCCCTTATAGTATTTAGAATCAAAATTGCCATATAAAGGTTTACCTTTAGTATTTGCATAACCTAATTCCGTTCCATAACCAAAATCAAATTCCTCTAACTTTTCGGATCTATAAAAATCTTTAAAAGTATTTTCAACATCAGATAAAATCTTTTTAGAATCTGCGGCACTTAAACCTGCTTCTTCTAATTTTTTAATAGCTCTTATCTTATCTCTTTGATCTGTATAATCAGCACCCTTTGTTTGAGTTGATACTTGAATTGCATCATCATAAACTTGCTGTTTTACGGCTTTTTCCTTGTTATATTTTCTATTGAAATCATTTATTTTCTTAGCTGCTTCATTCTTTTGTTTGTTGTATTTGTTATCTATATTTGCATTATCACGTGCAATTAATAACTGTCCTTTTACTGTGTCATCTTTTAATCTTCTACCAGAAGTACTCATAAAAAAATTTTCGCTTTTATAGTGGTTTTTAGGTCTGTATACTTTAAAAAGAGAATCTCCATATCGAGCTCCCCTTATCTGCTTACCCTCTTCATCATCATCATAACCATATCTTTCATAAGCATAGTCATCAATTGCCTTCATCATCTGCTTATATTTATAAGCATATCTATTATCTAAAATGCCAGTTATATCGACATAATCACCTTCTGGTGGAGTGTCGGATATAACAACATCTCCTATTTTTACATCAAGACCTGTTTGCTCATTATCGTCTGAGTCCTCATACGTATATTGGCTTAGATTAAAAAGTTGATAAGCACGTGGTTCACCCACTTTGACTGGTAAATCTTCGGGAAACTGATCCTCATTAAAATCTTCTGGCATCGAATATTCTAATTGTCCAGTATCTTCGTTGAAAGTCAGATAATTCCGAGTAGTAAGACCAGCGGCATCATCTTTAGTCTCCTCCAATGCTTTCTCATAATCCTCTAAGGATTTCTTTACTGAAGATTCAGATTTCCTTTTAAGAACATTTCTGTTCCCACGGTTTAAGGTAGCACTCGACATTAACTAGACTGATTCCATACATACCATTATATCTTTCACATCATCAGTCATCCATTGTTTTATAGCTTCCAGTCTTAACTGAGAAAAAAAGTTCTTACTTCTAAACCATTCTTCCATATTTTGGCTTCCTTTATCTGCATTACATGCCCTACATGCAGGGACTAAGTTATATCTATTATTTGATCCCGATTTAAATTTAGGAACTATATGGTCTAAAGATGTAGCCGTTTCCTCACAATAACCACACTTGTGGTTCCAAGCTTCGTAGATTGCTTGTCTATATCGTCGTTTTGCTAGTCGTGGAGAGAGTTCTAAGAGCAGGGTCAATGGTTCCTGTTCATCTCTAAACATACAATTTATAGTCGTTATCTTATTTTAAAATCACCTATTCTGAATTCAATAATTAAGAAAGCATTAACGAAAGTTGACTCTATATGTGGTGTAGGTAGTTTATGAACGTACTACATACAGTGTCTAATGACAAACAATTCAGAGTGGGTTACCCCTCGCAAAGCAACTCAAATTCTTGGTATTGATAAGAAAACTTTATTTAAATACAGAGATGATGGAACTCTCAGATTAGGACCACATTATGCGGCTTTTGAGAATACACGTTCCCGTGATACTTATCGTTGGAACATAGAAAGAGTAAAGGAAGAATTACAAAAGAAAAATTTAATTCCTACTGCTGCTTAACTCTAATGTGCCAATAAAAAACCCAGTAATTAGTTTTACTGGGCTATTTTTTTGTCTTTAATTTACCAGATGCCGGGTATGACTTGTCCAGTAGATGTGTAAGCTCCTATTAAAGCTATGAAACCTAACATAGCCCAACGACCATTAGCTTTCTCAGCCTCTTCAGGATAGTTAGTGTAATTGGAATCTACAATCATAGGAGGTTCAGTGGCATAAATATTCTGTCTACCACCACTTTCAGTTACTCTTGTCATAATTAAAAAATACCGGGAATGATTTGACCAGTAGTTGTCCACGCTCCGATAGCTGCAATACAGCCAATCATGGCTGCATATCCGTTAATACGTTCTGCTACTACCTTTTCTCTTTCAGGTTGCTTACGTGTAATTGAAATTGCTATTGCTTTTGCCATTAGACAATACCTGGTAATAGTGTACCTGTGACAGCATATACACCAAGGATTGCGATAAAGCCCATCATTGCTGCACGTCCCTGTGCCTTTGTGAAGATATCTAAATTGCTCATTAGAATATACCGGGAATTATGTTGCCAGTAGTTGCGTATGCACCTAATGCTGCTACAAAACCAAGCATTGCTGCCCAACCGTTAAACCTTTCTGCTTCAGGAGTCATTGTTAAGTAATATTAAGTTACCTTAATAAACTACCATATATACATCGTATTTATACTTAGTTTCAGTATATGAGAATATCTCGTCTTCCATTGCTACAACTTATATTTCATATAAATAAAACTAATTTAAAAAATTCAGTCAATTGTTACAACTATACCTGCCATTGCTTGGCAATCTCTGGAATAATGCTTATATCTAATCCCATAAAGGGTGGTAATATCCCTAATATTCTAAATAAACCATCAACGAATGCACCCATAAAGGAGAACCCTAAGACCATACTGATCATACTGGCATTCCTATTATGCTTGTTTATTGCAACTGCTATTGATTGATCAATGAGGGATTGTACTTCTTCGGGAGTCATGGTTTTTAAAAGTTTTAATTATTGTATAGAACCTAAATAAAAAGAAAAGCCCCTCGTCAGGAGAGGGGCACATTTGGTTGATTTAAATTAACTTAACCTATTGAAGGTGCTGTAAGAGCTACAGATGTAGATTCTGCACATGCAAGATCAAGTGGGAAGTTGTGAGCATTACGCTCGTGCATAACCTCGAAACCTAAGTTTGCTCGGTTAAGAACGTCTGCCCATGTTGGGACAATCTTACCGTTAGAGTCAACGATAGATTGGTTAAAGTTGAAGCCATTCAAGTTGAAGGCCATGGTGCATATACCCATTGAGGTAAGCCATACGCAAACCACAGGAAAAACAGCAAGAAAGAAATGTAAACTACGAGAGTTGTTAAATGACGCATATTGGAAAATAAGTCTACCGAAATAGCCATGGGCTGCAACGATATTATAAGTTTCCTCTTCTTGTCCAAACTTGTAGCCATAGTTCTGTGACTCAAGACCAGTTGTCTCTTTGATAAGAGAGCTAGTAACTAATGAGCCGTGCATAGCTGAGAATAAAGCTCCTCCAAACATTCCAGCAACACCAGCCATGTGGAATGGATGCATAAGAATGTTGTGCTCTGCTTGGAAAACAAACAT